GTTCAACAAGATGCAGCGATTATCCCGTTGATTGAGGCTCGTATGAACGATGCCACCAACGTGATGATGGACGCAATGGCTACGGCTTTGTACAACAACACCACCAACACCCAACAGTTCATTGGACTGCCCGGTGCTGTGGATGACGGTACAACTCTGCAAACCTACGGTAACATTAACCGTTCTACCTACACATGGTGGAAATCCAAGCAGTACGCTGCCGGTTCTGTTAACCCCACTCGTCAAAACATCCTGCAATACATTTCGGGTACTGTGAAGAACGGTGCTGAGATGCCTAGCTTTGGTGTTTGCGGCTTTGGTACATGGACACTGTTGGCTCAAGACTTCGTAGGTCAAGAGCAGTATGTCATCACTCCCGGTTCGGGCTTTGATGGCGACAACAACGGCCCTCAAGCAGCTTTCCGCGCTTTGATGGTTGCCGGTGTGCCAATCTATCCTGACCCCTACTGCCCAGAAGGTACGGTCTACTTCCTCAACACCAACTACCTGTCGCTCTACATCCATGAGCAAGGTTCGTTTGTGTTTACAGGATTTGAATCCACACTCCCGAACTGGCAGATTGGTTATGTCGGTGCAGTTTTGATGATTGCCGAACTGGTGAACGTCAAACCTAAGTCGATGACCAAGGTGACAGGTTACAACTACCTCTCGCTGTAAGGAGCATAAAACATGTCATTAGCTCTAAATAAAATCCTACTTGCCAATGCAGCCACTAACACGGCTGGTGCGTTTCTTCAAGGTATTACCATTACTTCTGTTGGTATTGGCAATGCAACCTTGATGAATGCTGGCACATCGTCTGCTCAATTCATTCCCGCTGGCACATACATTCTTCCTCAAACCACGAACAACGTGACCATTGAAGTGAATGCGTATACCAATGCGAATGCAAACTCTTGGGTAACGTACATTGCAGCCAACACTGGCGGTACAGTTATTTCTGACGGATGGAACGTGCGTGGAAACGCAACAACATCTACTCAGTCTCTGACTCTGTATACGTCTAATGGCGGCAACAACGCTCCCGGTACATTCAACACCTAAGGAGCAGACATGAACGCAAACAATGTAGGCGCTCGATACCCAGACTCATTCGGCAATTTTGTTATTGCTAGTTCGCAGCCTGTCCCGCTAAATGCGGTAAGCAATGCTGCGGCTGTAATGTCTGTGGTTGGTACAAGCTACATAGTTCGCCGTGTCACTTTTGCTAACGCAAACGCAAGTGCTGCCACCGCTAACGTAAGTATTCTTACGTCTAGCGATGGCAATGCTGCCAATGCTGTATTTGCAACTACTAAACTAGCAAACATTACAAGCACAACTACTTTTCAAGACGTTGCACCTACTGCGAATGCCGTTTCTAACGTGTACTCGTCTGGCGCTCTGTGGGTAAAAGTAACCACTGCTAATGATGCAACTTGTGAAGTTATAGTTTACGGTGACATTGTGAACCTATGACCGATACTGTAGTCGTAACCAACAAAAGCGATGCCGCACTCACGGACGGGTACGGTGGTGTCTTTTATGAATTTCTTAGGGGTAAACCCGTAGAAGTTCCTCTGCATGTTGCACAACATGTATTTGGTTACGGTGCAGCGGACAAAGAACCGTATCTGGCCCGTCTGGGTTGGATACGTTCTCATGCCGATTTAGATTCTGGGATTGAAAGACTGAACAAGTTTGAGATAACTTCTCAGTCAACCCAACAAGACCGCTCCCTACCCTCGGCGGTTAGCGTAGTACCTCTGCGTGTTGAAAAACACGCGGGGGGAAAAGTTAATCAAAGGGCAGCCTAAAATGGAAGCCACATGGCAACACTTTCTTCCTACATTACGGAAGTCCGGCGGCTTTTACACGATGCTAACGGGAACTTCTGGTCTGACGCTGAGTTAACGGACTACATCAATGAGTCTCGTAGCCGTGTAGTCAGGGACACTGGTTGCCTTCGCACGTTACAAATTACCCAAACACCTTTGTCTACAACAGGGGTTGTAGCTATACCTTGGTCTGCCAACCTTGCTGTAACAGCAGGACAGTTCATATTTAGCAACATTTTCATCTACGCAGTTACCGCTGACGGTACAACTGGTTCAACTCCCCCGCCTTACCCGGCATCTGGTAGCACATTCCCCCCGTCCACGCCTTTCACGGACGGCACAGCTACCCTGCAATACTCTAGCAATGCGGAAATCATTACCTATGCGGCAATGCCTAACGCTCAAAACACGCTAGATATTGTCAACGTCAATTTGTATTGGGGTAACAGCCGCATTCCGTTGCGCTATTTGCCGTGGTCAAACTTCAACGCCCAATTGCGCTATTGGCAGAACTATGTTGGTAGGCCAATTTGCTACAGCGTCTATGGTCAGGGGCAGATTTACATCTCTCCTGTGCCAGACCAAAGCTATTACATAGAATTGGACACGGTAGTATTGCCAACTGCTTTGGTGGCAACAGACCCCAGCGTCACAGACTCTATTGTTGCCCCATACACCACCCCTGTGGCGTTCTATGCGGCCTACAAAGCCAAGTACAAAGAACAAAGCTACGGTGAAGCTGAAATTTACAAACAAGAGTACGGCAAGCATGTTAATGCAGTGCTGAACTCGGTGTTTACACGGCGTATTCCAGACCCTTACTCTTCAGCGTACTAATCATGGCAGCGGCAGAACAAAAAAAGTCCTATGCTGTCGTTAAAAACTTCACTAGCCTAAACACAAAGGCTAACAGAACGGCAATCAAGGAAGATGAATTTGCATGGATTGAGAATGCCATGCCGATTGGTCACGCCAACATCAAGATTGTCCCGGCGCAGTCCAGCATCAAGGATATGAGCGGCAATGTGGTTGCGTTTGCCAATACTGTCAGCTACCTTACATCCGCAAACATTGATGTCAATGACTACATTCTTGCGTTTGAGTCTAACGGTGCGGCTCAATACGTCAAATTAGACAGCAGCGGTACTGCCAACATAGGTAACGTAACTTCAGCAGGAACGTTCTCTGCTTCTGGTGTGTCTGCCGCCCAATACAAAAACCAACGTGTCATTATTGGTGACCCTAGCAATGGTTTGTTTACTTGGGATGGTGCAAACCTATCTAGCATTGGCTCTGTAGGCATTATTGGCATCAGAAATGCTGGTAATGGCTATGTCACTACCCCTTCTGTCACGTTGTCTGCCCCACAAGAATTAACTGGCAACGTACAAGCAACTGCTGTAGCCACTATTGGCAATGTTGGTGGCAGCAATGTTATTACTAGCATTACTCTGACAAACGCTGGTCAAGGCTACACATCTCCACCTACCGTAACCGTTGCTGGAGGTAATGCTACTGTCAACGCTACGGCCCTAGCTTCCCTCATTACTTTCAAAACAGGCACAGTGTCTGTGGTGATGAACACATTAGGCACGGGTTATAACAATTCATCTAACATCACGGTGACTATTGGTGACGGCAGCGGATGGACAACACGGGCAACAGGCAATGCCATTGTCAGTGGTGGTCAGCTTACCCAAGTCATCATGTCCAATCCGGGGGCTGGCTACACATCTAATTCCAACGTCACGGTGCTGTTTACAGATAGCAGTTCTCCTGCTGGTTCTGGTGCTACTGCTACAGGCGTTATCAACACTGACCAAATAGTTGACGTTGCTACCTTTTCTGGAAGAACATGGGTGGCGGCTGGACGTACCGTGTATTACTCCGCTGCTGGTAGTTACAGTGACTTTACGTCTGTGTCTGCTGGTTCTTTCACCCTGACAGACTCTACGCTTCACGGAAACATTCAAGGTTTGTTATCTGCCAATAACTTTTTGTATGTTTTTGGTGATGACAGCATTAACGTGTTTTCGGACTTACGGGTTACTAGCACGGGCGCAACTCTATTTACCAACACCAACGTCAGCGCCAGCGTAGGTACAAAACGTATTTATTCTATCTTTCCGTATTTCCGTTCCGTTTTGTTTATGAATGACTACGGTATGTACGCTCTTGTTGGTTCTACCACCAGCAAGATTTCTGACCAGTTGGACGGTATTTTCCCGTATATTGACTTCACCAAGCCGGTGTCTGGCGGTCAGGTTCTGCTGAACAACATCCTGTGCGCGGCGTTTACCTTTACCTACAATGACCCGCTATCCTCGCCCCGGCAAATTCAGTGCGTCTTTTTTGAAAAAAAATGGTTTGTCACCAGCCAAGGTAGCCTGACCTACATTACGTCAGTCCCCCTGTCTGGCCTGATAAACCTGTACGGCACTACCGGCACAGACCTGTACCGGCTGTACGGCAATTCCACCGCAAGCATAGCCAGCACCATCCGCACCGCCCTGATGCCTATGGGTGACCCCATACGGACAAAACAAGCCCTCAAATTTGGTATTGAGGCTACTTTGTCCAATGCGGCAACCTTGAACGTGACCGTAGACAGTGAAGCGGGTTCCAGCCCCGTCTACACACTAGACAATTCTGTCGTTTGGTATAACAATTCGTTAACGCCAATACCTTGGCAGAACAACAGCAACGTCACTATTGGTTGGATAACTTCTAACGGATATGCCTTGTACAAGAGTGACGCGCAGCAATATGGCAAGTATTTAGGTTTGACAATAACTAGCAACAATTCTGGTTTTGTGTACAACACGTTTGAATTTGAACATGAATTAAGAGTGAGGTTCTAAAATGGCAGTTCCCTATACCTTTGGTACGGCTACTTCTTCTATACCGCTGTCGCAACTAGACAGCAATTTTGCTACGGCAATTACTATAGGCAATACGGCGGTACAGCTTGGCAATACCATCACTACGCTTGCTAACGTAACTTTATCTAACGTAACAATTACTTCTTTGTCTACGCCTATTACGGCAGCACAAGGTGGAAC